GCGCTCGTCATCGCCGCATTGGTTCAGGCAGTCGCACGGTTCAGCCATGGGCCACCTCCCGGAACAGCAGCGGCTGGACCGAGCCATCTGCGTAGACCTTGTCGAGCGGAGTGGTGGCGACCGGCTCGTCGCCGTCCCAACCGTCAGGCCAGGTTTCGGCGGCAATCAGTTCGCGGATGCGGGCCTCTTCCTCGGCGTTGATCATGTCCACGAGGGGGCGACCAAGGCGTTGCGCGGCCTCGTTAATTTCCGCCTGGATGCCGAGCAGGCGCTCCAGGGCCATGAGGCGCGACTCCAGCAGGATCGGCCCCATGCGCTGCGGGTTGGCGGCAATGCTGCCATCTTTCAACCGCTCGATACCGGCCTTGCGCAAGCGGTGCTGAGGCTCGCGCAGCTCGCGCCACACGGCCCTGATGCGTTTAAGCGGGGCGAGGTAGGCCCAGGCCGGATTGAGCAGGATGGTGTCGAGCGCTTTGTCCTCGCTTGCCAGCGGGCATGCGGTACAACCGGTGCGCGCGTTGATTTCCTCAGCCTCGTCGCCGCCGTAGGCGTCGGCAATGGTGGCCGTTGACCAGTCGCCAAACTCAACCAGAGGTGCCCAATGCTTGAGCCATTCCCAGACGTGGCAGACGCGCCAGTGCAGCAGCGGAGCCAGTGTAGCGAGGCGCCCTTTCAGGCCCTTGGCCTCGGGCAGTATCTTCTGGTACCAGCCCTGGCCACACTCGGCGCCGTCCTTGCCACAGCTCATCTCGATGCGTTTATCGCGGATCGCGCTTTCGCCCTGGCGCACGCCGGTGATCATCAGGACGTTTCCGTCCAGGTCTGCGAGGCGCTTCTCCAGCGCTTGGGTCATCGGGTCAATCTTGATCTGGCGAGTGCACCACCGGAGCGTGTTGTTGTTCGGAGGTGGAACTCCGCGGCCGAGGATGTAGACCATGAACCTCTTGTCCATGGGCGCCATGACCACCTCGATGCGGATTCCGCGCTCTTCCAGCTCGTCCATGATCTTGCTGGCCGCGCTGGCCAAGGGCAGCAGCTCCTGGCGTGTGTCGGCGTAGAACACGGTGAGGGTTTTCGGTGGCTTGATGCGGCCGGTGTCGATCAGCCAAATGACAAGGGTGAGAGTGGCGCTGCTGTCCTTGCCGCCCGACCAGGCAATGCCCCAGTGATCGTGATCGGCGCCGTAGGCCTGTAGGGACTGGACCGTCAGCTCAATGCTTTCGGTCATCTGCAGGCGCTGCGCGCCGGTGGAGAAGATGTCGCCTTGGCGGGTGCTCAGCGCTTTCATGCTACACCTCCGATGCGTGCCCTGGCCTCGATGCAGGTTTCCTCGCGGGTGTGGCAAATGCCGCAGTTTGGGCAGTGCGCACTGTCGCTGGTGTTGGTGGCCAGCTCGCCGGGGTGTGTGAAGCGTGAGCAGCCGTAGCCGAGTCCGTCACGTTGCTGCTCCTGGATCATGCTGGGGGCCAGCCCGATCTTGCGTGCCAGCGACTCGGCCGCCTGGATCGGGCCGGTGGTGCAGCTTGCGGTTGCCTTGTGGCCATTGGCTTTGGCGATATAGGTGCCGGTGCTCTGGCGGACGCTGATGGTGATGGGCGAGGTGTTATCAGTTTGCATGGCGGCTGCCTCCCTGGGCTTTCTTGGCGGCGATGTTGTCCATGTAGCTGGCCCACTCTTCGCGCTTGAGTTGTTGGCGGGTGCGGCTGCAGACGGCGTGCTTGCGGGTGGATCGGGCCTTGCCGCAGATGTCGCAGATGCTGGGCAGGTCCAGGCGGTGGCTGGCCATGGTTGGACGTTCACGCATGGGGCACCTCCAACATCAGCACGACGCGGGCGCCTTCGCTGTTCATGCCGCTGACGATGCGGTCGCGCTCCATGGCCTCGATCATGCGGGCTGCGCGGTTGTAGCCGATGCCGAAACGGCGCTGCAGGAAGGCAGCGCTGGCGCGCTGGTTCTTGACGACGGCCTCGACGGCCTCTCGGTAAAGCGGGTCAGCGGGTTCCGGCTCCATCGGATGGGTGGCGACGTAGCGGGACGTGCGCTCAAGAACCCCCACGGCGGTTGCCTGGTCGTTGTGCTTCTCGATGGCACGAGCGGCCTTGCTGATCAGCAGCTCGCAGGCCTTGCGCAGGTCGTCCGGCGTCTCGGTACCGGCCGCGCTGCAATATGTGGTGATGAGGTACTCGGCGATTTGGCCGACTTCGGCTGGCGACTTCATGCAGCACCTCCTTGCACGACAGGGGCAGCCAGCTGCAGCAGAGCCTGCATGTACTCAATCGCTTGGATGGCGTCGTCATGGGATTCGCTGAAAACTTCGCGGGCCGTTTGCGCTGCACGGTTAACCGAGGTCTGCCAGTCTTCTGGCTGTTTGTCAGCCTCCCAGCCCAGTCTGCTGCGTCGCTCCATCAAATCCAGTGACTCGCGCGCCTTGGCACTCAGCCCAGGGCTGATGCCGCAGTCACCATCGGCCACGTAGTTGACGAACTCCAGCAGGGCGTCTCCGGCGGCAAGTTCATGGCCGCGTGCCCAACTGACCACCTCGCCGCAGTCGACGCTGCGGGGGACTTCCTTGCCGGTGGCACCACGGATGACGATGGTGTCGTAACGCGGTGTGGTAGCCTTCTCGCCGCTGACTTCTTGGGGGTTCACTTGCATGGTGCTTCTCCTTGGGGTTGGTCGGTCTCGGAGGGTTGCCGCCCTCCGGGGCCATCTTTTATGCCGCCACGTAACCGGCGGCGGTCTTGCTCAGCAGACCGGCTTCGGCTGCCTTCTGCATCAGCCTGGTGGCTCTGTCGCTGCCTATCCGCAGAACCTTGGCGACCTGACGCACTGCCACCTTCGTTCCTCTTTCCGTGCTGCCTATGAGCTGCAGCAAATCGGTCGGTAGCCCGTCGCTGGCTGCTGGTCCCTGTTCCGTTTCCCGATGTTCCTGTTGTTGTTCCTCGTCCTGTTCCTGTTCCGCTGCGACTGGTACCGGGGCGCGTTCCTGCGCGGGCGTTGGACGCACGGCGGAAAGGATCAGGGCCGGCACAATCTCCAGCGCGGCAGCGAAGCCGAGGCAGAGCAGGACGGCCAGTTCGAGCGGCAGGCCGGCTGCCTTGGTCGGCTGGGCCAGTAGGGCGGTCAGCTCCTGGGAAGCGAGGTCTCTGCGCTCCTGGGCGCGCTCACGCTCGGCGTCGTTGCGTGCAATGGATGCCGCTTCCAACTCCAAGGCGCGAGTAACCATGCCGCGCTCGCGGAGTGCGTTGGCCTGTTGGTAGATGGCAGCGGTATCTCTGTCGAGCTGCTTGATACGGGCGGCGTCTGCGTCGCGCTGCTCCACCAGGTCGATCTGACGTTGCTCCTGGCGGGCCTGGTGCTCGGCGCGGCTGGTGACGATGGAGGACATGAGCCGGTCGTAGGTGGCCCATCCGGAGACGATGCCGAGGGCCAGGGCGCAGGCCATCATTAGCAACGCGCACAGAGTCCGGCGCACGGCCAGCAGGCCGAGGGCCAGCGGCCAGGCGACGTACTTAAACAGGTCCAGGACCACCGCGGCCGAGGCGAACAGGACGGCGAGCAGGGTGTTGTCGATCAGCGCGGCGATGGCCAGAGCCACCGATGTAGCGGTCACGCCCGCCAGTGCGGTGACCATGGCCAGCAATGGCCAACGGTGGTGATGTTGTAAGTGGTGCATGGTGCTTCTCCTTGGGGGCAGGCCCTGCCGAGTTGCCGCTCGGCGGGGCCTTCGTGTGGTCAACGGACGCGGATTTTCTTGCCGTCTTCGATCACGTACAGGTTTACGTCCGCCAGGCGATACTGGCCGCCCACGCCTCCCTTGACGCAGTAGTCGCCACCACCGTCGTGGACGATGCGCACCTTGAACGGGTAGCCGTAGCCGTTGGTCCGGCACAGCTCGGCCTGGCTGGCGTACTTGCTGGACTTTTTGATTTCAGCGAAGAGCTGCTGGCCCCCGAGGTGTGGGCGCAGCTCACTATGAGCGGCGAGATAGCCCCGCCAGGCATCGAAGGTTTTTGGGTCGGTATAGGCTCCGTCGTTGTTATCCAGATCGAAGCCTTCGGCTTCGGCCCAGTCCTGGAAACTGAGTTGAAGGTTGAGGCTATTAAGGCTGTTCATGCGCGCTCTCCCAGCTTGGCTACGCGGGCGGCTTCGTATTCGCTGGGCAGAATCTCCACAGCGCCGGTGATCCATCCGGACGTTGGTTTGCCGGCTGCGACGTTGGCTTCGTGCTGGGCCTGGTTGATATCGAAACCGAGGCAGAAATAGGCCACGCCCTGGTGCTCAAACTTGATACCTCCACCGAGCAGCAGGTTGCCGGTGTTCACATTCAGCCGGCCCCAGTAGCCATCGGTGTTCAGGCGAGGCGGGCAGTGTTCCTTCCATAACTCGCGCAGGCGCTCGTGCTCGGCTCGAATAGCTGCACGCTGCTCCTTGGTGATGCCCTTGGGTGGTACTGCCTGTTGGCGGAGGCTGCGGTAGCCATAGTCGTCAGGACGGCACCAGTGGACGTCGAGCTCGCGGCTGGCGGACATCTTCACGCCGCCGGCGAAGTGCGAAGTGATGTCGCGCATCGGGGCGATGGCACCGCCGAACAGCTTGCCCAGCTCGACCAACTGCTCATTCAGTAAGTCTTTCGCCTGGTAGTACTCCTGGACGATGGACACAACCTCTGGGGCTTCGGACTTGTAGAAGTAGTTCGACATGGTTGTCCCCTCAGTTGGCCACGACGGCGTGGATGGTCAGGTTGCCCGGCAGGCGGCGCTGCAGGACCTGCAAAAGTGCAATCTGTTCTTCGCTGCATTCGTCGATGCAGATGACATTGGCGCCTAGACCCGCGAGCCACCGTACCGAGCGCGCCAATGCGTCCGGTGTGCAGTGGCGGCCTACCAGAATCTCTTGCTCGCTTTGCCCGTCGGCCTGGGCGATCTGGCGCAGGCGAATGGTCTTGCCGGTGGCGGGCGCGCCGCGTTCTACGTTCAGTTGCATGGTGCTTCTCCTTGGGTTGGTTGCCCGGACGTTGCCGCGCCCGGGCAATGGGTTTAGTGCAGTGCCACGGTCAGAAGAGACGGGGCGTAGTAGCCGGCCAGCGCGAGGGCCAACAGGGTCAGGCCGCTAATGACCAGCGTGAGCAGCGTGTCGCCGCGGTTGTTCTGGTAGAAGTTGTCGTTGTCGTTTTGCATGGTGCTTCTCCTTGGGGTTGAAGCCGGCGTTGCCGCGCCGGCGGGGGTTACACGAGTTGGAACAGCCAGCAGCGAACCGTCCTTGCCGCGCCGTGGGTGTCGACGGCGAGGGCTGAGTTGATCGGTTTGTTGGTTTCCAGAAATTTGGGCGACTTGCTGGTCTTGAGCACGCGCTTGAGCTCGCTGAGGTTCGGCAACTGCTGGCGCTTGTTGGCCGCCGTCTCGACGAACTCGTTGAGATTGATGGCGAAGAAGGTCGACTTGCGGGAGTGATTCAGTTTGCCGCCGGTGTCGCCCAGGGGGCCGTTGAGGAACTCGACCATGTCCCAGAACTCACGCACGAGTGGGTGGTCGGCGTTGATGGCCTCCTGACGTTCCTGGGCCATGCGTTCCACCTCGGCATGCACCAGGGCGGCACGTTCGTCGCTCAGCGGTACGACCAGTTGGAGGGCATCCACCAGACTGCGCAGTTGGGCGTGGTTCTTGGCGATACGCACAGTGCGAATGCCCGGGAGCGCCAGGAGCTGCTGCTCGTAGACTGAGGTGCGTTCGTCTAGCAGATGGAGGACCTTTGCCTCGGGCTGCAGCGCCTTGATCATGAAACCGCTGAGCTGTTCTACCGGCATGCGCTCCAGCTGCTCGGCGAACAGCTTGGTTTCCGGTGTCTGGTGTTCGCGGGTCAGGTGCACATGGCCCAGGCGCTGGAGGATCGGCTCTGAGGCGTTGACCGCGTTGTTCTGGGCGATCAGCAGGGCGGCCCGGAACGGCGGTTCGCGAGTGTCGTTGCCGTTGTTCTTCACGCCGGTGGAGCGCACGCTGCGGCCGTTGTAGGCGGTCTTGAGCTCGTCCCAGTCGAAGTGCTTCACCGGGGCGCCTTCCTTTTGCTCGCGCTCGGACTCGATCAGCACGACCGGCAGGTTGCCGACCTGGGCGAAGTTCCGCGCACGGCTGGCGGGGGTGGCCTTAGACGGGTCGAAACCTTCATATTCAACGCGCCCGGTGGTTTTCCAGAGCAGTTCCACCAGAGTGGTCTTGCCGGCGCCGGCTTCGCCGATCAGCTCCAGGAACAGGTAGGACTTGTGAATCTGGCGGATTTGCTCTGCATACAGGGCGCCCAGCCACCAGGCCAGCACCACAGCGCCGCGCACGCCGAAGCATTTCCAGAACAGTTCGAACCAGCCTTCGTTGTAGGCGCTGAGGTCTGGGTTGATGTGGAGCACAGGGGACTGGCTCTGCGACTTCACGCTCAACTTACCGACGTCGAAGAAGTCCTCTTCGTTGAGCTTGTGCACCTTGCCGCCGGCGATGGCCAGATCGTTGAACACGTAGACGCCGTGTTCACGGGTGTAGCCGATCCAGTCGATGGTGTTGACGGTCTTGAGGTCGTCGAGCTGGAAGCCGAGCATGCGCTCCAACTGCTGCGCAGTGCCGGTGAACATTGCCCCATTGCACTCGTTGAGCAGGCGCTTTTTAAACTCCGGTGCGGCAGTAATCTGCGAGGCGGTGAAGGTTGTCTTGACGGCACGGCTGTCTGGTCGATCTACGCGGAAGTAGTACCAGGCCTCCTGGGTCACGTCGTTGCGCATGTAGTACAGCGCTTGGAAAGCGCAGTTGGCGATGCGCACAACGGACGAGCTCTGGCGCAGGGCCTTGTCCCGACGCTGCTTGTCGCTGAGTAGCTGATCCTCCTGGCGATCAGAGCTATCCAGCTCGCGGGCAGCGCGCTCGTACTTTTCCAGGTCAAGGTTGAACCAGTACAGGCGGGAGCGGTAGGTAAAGTTGAATTCCCTACGCTCGTCCCACTCGTACATGAGCAGGCCCTTTTCCTCGGCCGAGTCGGCCAGCAGCAGGGCGCCCTGGTGACGGGCCTCGGCAAGGTCCAGCTCGACGCGCTTGGCGCGCTCGTCGTCGCCCTCAATGAAAGCCCAGCGCTGATGCAGGTCATTCCAGTCGATCTTTTTGGCGCCGCGCTGCGGGATGACAGCGGCTTCGCACTTGAAGCCCAGCGCGCGGGCCTCTTTGGCCCAGCGGCGCATGTTGGCCTTGGCCACCGGCTCGTTATCCAGTGCCCAGACCAGGCGCGGCAGGCGCTTGTCCGCCTCCTGGCAGGCCTTCTTGAGGGCGCGGAGCGATTCCTCGGGGAAAGGAGCGCTGCTCATCATGGAGACGGCAGGGATATCGTTGTGCAGCAGGGCGATGGCATCGAAGATGCCCTCGACGATGTACAGCTCGTCGACATCCATTAACGTGAGCGAAGGCGGGCACCACCAGACGCCCTTGTAGCTGTCGCCCGGTTTGAAGCGGGCCTTCTGTTTGCCGAAGCGTTCGGGGCGGTCGATCAGGCGCTCCCAGTACCCTCCCTTCTCTAGGGGGAAGCGGACGGTCGCACTGCCGGCACTGATTTCACGGTTCCAGTAGTTATCCTGGGAGAACCAGCCGGCGATAAGTTCGACGCGAAAGCCCCTGGCCATTTCCAGGTAAGCGCGGGCAGTGGCAGTGGGGTTTTCTGCGGTTGACGGTGCCTGCTCGCTCCAGTCGTTGAAGAGGTCGCTGTAGAGGTCCTTGACGTGGACGCGGTGATTGCAGGCTTCCGGCCGGCCACAAATCAGCATCCAAGGCGAGTCATGGAAGGTGTAGAGGGTGTTTTTACCGCACTTGTGCGCCGGGCATCTGCCTTTGCGCATGTAGTTGGTGTTGGCCATGTGCTTGAGGCCGAAGTCGGACTCAATCCGGCGCAGCACCTCGCCGCGTAGTTTCTCGTGCATCGTCATGGAGTTGCCTTACTGGTTAGCTGCAAGGGCGGCTTGCAGCGCGCCGATGGTGCGTTTGTGGCCGGCGAGGGCCGGGTAGTCATCAAGGATGCGGTTGCTGCGCAGGCCAGCCGGGACGGTGCGGTAGCGGTCGTCATACCAGTGCTCGGTCATGCTCCGGCGCAGCTCGGCGCGCAGGCTGTTGAGCAGCGCTTCGGCCCAGGGCTTGGGCAGGTCCATCTGGATCGCAACGGCGTTTTGCATGGCGCGTCCTCGGATTACGGGTGCAACTTCCCCAAACCCACGGGAGTGGGCCTGGGCGTTTTTGGGTTAGCGTGGGGCCGGGTTGGCCAGGAAGCGGTGTGGTAGGTCCCGATGCGGTACCTGGATGATCTTGTTGAAGCGGCGATCATGGAAAATGGACAGGTCCCGGCCGCTGGCCATGTCTATGCCGATCCAGCGGCCGCTTTTTGGTGAACGCTCAGTCATGGCCAGGTGGACGAGGCGGTCGGCCATGAATACTGGCACGTCCCACACTCCAACCAGGTGGTCGACGGTGCGGTCGAACAGGCTGTCGTCGTGCAGGTGTTCCTGCTGGTGGCGTTCGATGAAGGCAGCGGCGTTGCTCTGCATGACGGTGCGGTAGTCGTTGAGCTGCGGGGCGGTGAACTGGACGAGTTCCATGGCTTAGGCCTCCAGGATAGCGAGCATGTCGAGCTGGTTGGTTTTCTCAGCGCTGTCGCGGATGGCCTGCATGCGCTTGACCGAAGGGGCGACGGGAAGGCGGACTCGGGGGCGGTCCAGACCTGACGTGGTCAACTCGTACTCCCAGGACAGCGAGCCGCCATAAGTCGCGCCGCAGCCCAGGTTGGTGCATTCGCCGTACATGGTTTTAAAGATTGGCGTCTGCTCTTCCGAATTGCGGATGCGCATCCTGCTGCCGCAGGCCGGACACAGACACTTGTAACCGCCGCCGTGATTGGTGCTCATGAACTCTCCCCCTGCCGCCAGTGCGGCATTGGCCGAAGCCGAAAAATTGCGACGCCTCGTGCGTCTATTGCTGTTCCTGGTTGCCCGGATTTTTCCGGTGCAACGTGATAACGGCCCCTACCTCTGCATGCCGGGCGGCAATGTGCGCGCGGTGTGCAGCGATGATGTCGCCGAGCTCGGCCTCGTCTAGGCGGCCATCGGCCAACGCCTTGGCAATGATCAGGTCGACCCGGCCCTCGGCCACGTCGGTGACCAGAGAGCGCTGGTAGAGGTCCAGGTTGTCGAGCGGGGTGTCGTCTGGCATGGGGACGAAAACGCCGCCGTAGAGGCCTGACACGTAGTCGGGCAGGAAGCTGGTACCGCCTACCCGCTCCAGCTGGCGGACCTGCTCGTCGGTCAGCGGACGGTGGCCGGTGTTCTCGTACAACTTGTTATCGAATTGCTTGAGGTCCAGCCCCAGGTGGGCGGCAGCGCACTCGCGGCCGCCAGGAAAGGCGGCTACGGCAGACATTACGGCCTTGCGGCGGCTGTCAAGAATTGGTCGGGTCATGTTCTCGTTTTCTCCGTAAGCCAGCCGCACTACTGTGCGACCGTGCCTTCCTTGATGCCGAGCAGAACGGCTGCGCGGTGGGCTTCTCCGCGCTTGCCCTTCTTCCGACCGTTGAGCAAGTCGCTGACCAAATTTCTGTTCAATTCATGCTGCCGGCAGAAGTCGGCGATGGACCTGCCCTCGCGGTCAAGCGTGGCGCGGGCTTGCTCGGGGGTTAATGGGCCGTGCATAGTGTTCATCCGTGTTTAATCGTGTTCGACGACAAGGATTCTTGGGCAGAAAACTGTTCAAGTCAACTGGTATTGATCAAAAAAATGCTCATCGCAGCTGGAGCAGGTGAACGCCTGCGAGAAGAACGGGAGAAAACTGGCCAAAGTCAGACTGATTTTGGCAAGGCCGCAGGCGTCAGCCGGGGCACCCAGAAAGCCTATGAGCTGCAGACGAGCTCGCCCGACATTCGTTACCTCTGCGCCGTGCAGGAGATGGGTGTGGATGTGCACTACGTCCTTACAGGCTCCCGAGTTTCCAACGACCCGGGCGCTCTTTCCGAACGTGAGGCCGCGATGCTGGGCTTCTTCCGTCAACTTCCCGATGGCGAGCAGGCCAACCTGGTGCGCACAGCATCAGCTTTGGCCGCGACCCTTGATCACTAATGAGGCTCCGCGATGACCGTGCACCTGGATGAAGACTCTGCGTTTGGCGCGCGACTGCGGGAAGAGCGAGAGCGCCTCGGTATTGAGGTTCATGACCTCGGCCATCTCGGTGGCAAGCCCGTCAACATCCAGAAGCGATACGAGAAGGGGACCGCCACCATCCCTATCCGCTATCTGCAGGCTATCGCCCTGCGCACGGACATTTCCATCCAGTACGTGCTGACCGGCAAGCGCTGAGCCGCTGCCCTTGGATTCCCACCGCTCAAGGAGTGACGCAATGACTTTAACCGCCTGCAAAGACTGCTCGGCGCAAATTTCCACCGATGCCAAGGCCTGTCCTCAGTGCGGCGCGCACAACGCAGCTGCGTTCACGGGAAGGCGAATTGGCGGCCTGATCTATCTGGGGTTATTCGCCTTGGCATTCTGGTGGGTATGGGGTTTGATGACCCCCACTTCGAAGGGTCAGGAGGTCACCGAGGCTGACTTCGGCGCGGCCTGGCCGCTCACGGTGCCGGCGGCTGAGCTGCTGTGCGAAGGCACGCCGCCGGCGGCGTTGGCGAAGGTGAATGGCAAGCTGTACGCCCTGAATGGCAGCGCCCGCACGGCGGCTGCAGAGAAAGGCTGGATCGACGGCGCGGCGCTGACCAAACCTAACCCAGAAGTCCCAGAAATCCCGATGGATGTGAGCCCTCTGGTGCAGCGCGCCCAGGCGCTGTGCCAGCGCTGAGAGGAATGACTAGCCCAGGAGCCCGGCCTTAGCGCCGGGTTTTTTAATGCTTTCTCGTAGACGAAAGTCCAATCCCTGCGAGCCGAGGTATACCTGCCGTTATGGTCAAAGCTCCCTGCCATTAACGGAGTATGCAGATGGGTTGCGAGGTTGCTGTTGCGGTTGCTGTGCCAGAGATCAACGGGGCTTGCGCTTCCGAGTCTGTGGAGCTGACACATGAGGAATGGACGATTATCCGGCTTTACCGTGGTCTTGATGAACACGACCAGGTATGGATGCGGCGGATGATCTCGGCGCTAGCTGCACGATCAGCGCCCGATTGATATGAGAAGGCCCCATCACGGGGCCTTTTGTTTTTCCTGCATCCGCTTCCACTCTCGATCAAGAGCACGTTTCGCCGCTGCCTTGCTCTGGTAGAGGTGAGTGAGGCGCTGGGGCTTGGCCTGGTCACCCTCGGTGAGCTTATGTTGCTCACCGGTCTTCTCATCCCGGTACCAAGCAAGAAGACCCGTGTAGTCGCCATCGCCATCGGCCAAGTCCCCCAGTTCGTCACCGTCTGGTAGCTGTGACTCCAGCTCCATGGAGGTGGTGAGGCTGTCGGAAGTGAAGCTGTGGCGCAGATTGCCGCCGAGCCAGATGATAGCGGCGATTTCGGCCTTGATGCCGGTGAGGCTGTAGGTCTGGTCCGGAGTCAGCTCGGGGCGGCCCCTGGCCAGGGTGTAGCTGAGCGTGGCGGTACCGCGTTGTAGGCGGTTCCATTCTGCTCGGGCCGCCTGCAATGCGCTGGCCTGGTCGGTGAAACTGTGGCGCAGCTCCTTGATGTTCTCGCCGCCGCCGGCGATGGCCTCTTTCTTCTCAGCGCTGTTGACCTCGTAGTAGTAGGCCTTGACGCCGGTATAGGAGTCGCGGTCGGCCTGCAGAAAACGGTGCTGGTCGCCGTCTGCCCTAGTGAGCGTGACATGGGGCAGGGAGAGGCCGCTCGCCGTAGTCGCTTTGCCGGTGGGCAGGAACAGCAGGCGGTCAGCCTTGACTGTGGCGATTGCGTCATGCTCACGGCCGAGGCGGCTGAGCAGGTTGGCGTCCGACTCGTTGGCCTGGTCCAGGTGCAGCAGCTCGATGCCGGCGAGCACTGCGCTGACCACGGGTGTGAGGCCTTGAGCGGTGGCGATGGCGCCGATCACTGTGCCCAGGGTAGTGGCGTCGAAGCTGCGCTCTTTCTTGGTCTTGAGCCCGCCGCGCAGGTCCGCGCTGCGTGCGCGGATGCTGAGGGTGTCCGGTGCACCGCTGTGCTCGGTTTCATCCACGGTGAAGCTGCCCTTGTCGACCAGGCCGGTGTCATCCCAGCCCAGCCAAAGGCGCACGGTGGCACCCCGGGGCGGGATGGCGAGCAGGCCGTCGTGGTCGCTGAGTGTGATGTCGAGCTGATCGGCCTCCAGTCCGCGGTTGTCGGTGAGCTCGATGCTGACCAAGCGCGGCTTAGGCCCGCCGACCAGCAGACTGGTGATGTCGTTGCCGTTGACCACCACCTTGCAGATCGGACGCGGGTAGGCGGTGAGCTCGCGGTACTTCTTGGAGGCTTTGCCGAGCAGCTCGCCGGGCTGGTTCAGCAGGCTCAAAGCAGGCCACCAAGTGCGCCGCGCAGGATGCCGCCGCCTGCGCCGATTAGGCTGCCCAGCATGTCGATGCGGCCGTCGTCGATGCGCTTGAGGTTGATGGTGAACTCGTAGCGGCGGGGCGTGCCGTCCTCGAAAAAGACCTGCTGCGTCTCGCTGATCGAGGTAATCACCCAAGTGCCGTAGATGCGGCCGGTGCCGCCGATCAGGGGCCATGCCTTGCCGGTGTCGGCCATCTTGCGCAGCACGTCAAGGCCAAGGGGCGAACCGACCAGGCCGGGCAGCAGGGTGCCAGGTAGCGTGATGGTGTCCTCGCCGCGGCCCAGAAACTGGCTGGCCGGGTTGGTACCGATGCGGCTGGTGGAGGCGTGCCGCCATTCGGTGGTGCGCTGAAGCTCCTGGTAAGCGAGTGTGGGCAGTCCGAAAACGAACATCCCAAGGGTCATCATCATGGTGGGTTACTCCTGGTCGCCCAGGCGCGAACGAATGCGGGCGGCCTTAGCGCGTTCGCGTTCGTCCAACAGCTGGTTGAGCATGTTCCGCAGCCCGTCAGTGTCGGTTCCTGGGGTAGCGCTGATGTTGATTTCGATAGTGTCGCCCTGGACAACGATACCGCTGCTCGCGTTGGCCGACAGAGGTGGGCGATTGTCCATGGCGATGGCACCGCCGGTATTCCCGAAGCCAACGGCGCCGGCGTCTACCATCTGCTTGCCCATGTTGGTCACTGCGGCCAACGGGCCTTGCTGGTTGTTCGTGAGCCCCTGCTCAAGCCCGGCCATGGTGTAGCCGCCCAACTCGGCAAACACGCGTGAGGGCGAGTGGATGCCGAGCTTCTCCTTGAACCAGGTGATGCTGCTGTCTGCGGCTCCTGTGATGGCATCCTTCACGGCGGTCAGGCCGTTGGTGATGCCCTGCACCATGCCTTGCATGAGCATGGAGCCGAACTCGCTGAATTTGCCGGGCATCTCGACGCCGAAGTAGTTCATCACGCCGGCGAAGGCACGATAGAACAGGCCCAGCGGCGAGAAGTTGAGGATCAGCGCGGCGATGCCGGCGAAGCCGCCGTTGAAGCCTTCCTTCACTTCTGTCCACAACCCCATGAAATAAGCCTTGATGGGGTCCCAGTACCTGTAAATCAGGAAAGCGGCGGTTGCAATGGCCATCACCGCGAGGCCAATGGGATTCATCATGAGCGCGCGGCCTAACAACAGCACGGTCTTGCCGGCCCACAGCAGGGCGCTGCCCAGACCTTTCAGGGCGGTGACGGCGCCGAGGCTCTTGATGCCTAAAAAGGTGAGGGCATAGCGTGCCATGGCGAAGGGGCCGAGGAAGCTGGCCATCATCAGTGTTACGCCGCCGCCGACGGCCAACAGCATGGCCAAGCCGCCCGCAGTCTTGACGAGGGCGGAAGTGAGGCCAGGGTTTTCCTTGACCCAGTTCTTGACGCTGACGGCGAGCTCGCCGATGCCGTTGATGAGGTCCTTGAGCTCGGGCGCGATGGTGGCGCCGATCTCGCTCATGGCGTTAGACCAACTACCTTCGGCGGCCTCGATGGTGTTGGCGAGGGTGCCGAGCTGCTCTTTGACGCGAGTCTGCAGGTCGGCCTGGTTGCGCATCTTGTCGGCGACTTCCTGGTAGCCGGCAAGCCCCTTGTCCATCAGGGTGTTTACTACCTGCAGGGTCTCGGAGTCGTCGCCGAACAGCTCCTTCATCACACTGGTGCGCTGCACGCTGGTGAGCTTCTTCAGCTTTTCCAGCTGGGCGAAGAGTTGGTCCATGCCGCCGAACTCGCCCTTGCCATCGGTGAAGTCGAGGTCGAAGCCGGCCTTCATTTCGGCGAGGGCAGCATTGGCCTTCGTGAAGCGCTTTTCGTCAACTCCGGACTGGAACACTTTGCGGATCGCGTTGCCTGCGGACTCTCCGGCCATGCCGGTCTGATCCATCATCACCAGCAGCGGTGCCAAGGTGTTGGCCGCGTCAAGGCCTTCTTTTTTGATGATGCTCATGACCGGGCTGAGCTTGGTGAAACCCTGGAGCATGTTGTTGTCATCGACGCCCAGGTAGAAGGCCCGCTGGATGGTGTCCATGAGACCCATCATGTCCTTCTCGCTGGTGCGAGTGGCGTCCTGCATCTTGGCCGCGAACTCGGCGGCCTCGGCCACAGGCTTCTGCAGCTGGACGCCCAGGTAGGCGGCTGCCTCGCCGGTACCGCCCAGGATCGACTGGGCGCTAATGCCCTGCCGGCGCAGCGTGGTCATCATGTCCTGGAAGTCGGCGGTGGTACCTGGTAGGCGGTCGCCCAGGCCCGTGGCCAAGTCGCTGATCTTCTGGAAGTCGGCCGGTACCTGGCCGGTGCTATCCATCATGGCCACCTTGAGTTGCGTGGCGGCGTTCTCGGCCGGCGCGAATGCGTCCACGATGCCCTTGAGAGGCCTGGAAATGGCGTAGGCAGTACCGAGCCCCGCGGCGCCGCCGGCGGCCATGCTGCCGGCAAGCTGCTGTGACTTGTCATACTGGGCGCGGGCGTTGGCTAGGCGCTTGGATTGGGCGGCCAAGCGCTGCATGCGCTGGGTCTGCTCGCTGATCTGCTCATTGGTACTGGCGATGCGGTCGCGGAGCTCTCGCTCGCCCTGCACGAGATTGCGCGTGCTGATGCCTGCGGCGCTGAGCTTGTTGCGCAGCCCCTGCAGCTCGGCCTGCTGTTCCTGATGTTGTTGCTTGAGTGTGGTGGCTGCGCGGATGGCGTCCTGCATGTCCGCTGTCATCTGCTTGGTCGGCGCGCCGGTGGCGGCCATTTGGCGGCCGAGTTCTTTCACTCGATCGCGCGCGCCCTGGAGGGCGGTTTCGGTGTTGGCGCTGATGGCCCGCAGGCGCTGCCAGCTGCTGACATCGTTCTGCGTTGCCTGCAGCTGCTTGAGCTGATCGCGTGACTCCTTGAGAGCACGGCCAAGACCGACGCTTCCTTGTGTCACTTCGCGGATGGGGCGGGTGGCCCGGTCGATGGCCTGGAGGATTACCTCCATTCTCAGATTATTGGCCATCGTTCTTCTCCCAGCGGCTTCTGGCCCGCTCGCGCCATTCCATCAGTTCCGACAGGGACAGCGGGTCCAAGTCCGCCGGCCCCCAGTGAAAGACCATCGCCAAGTCGGCCATGGCGTCTTCTACGCGACGAGGGCAGCTTCCTTCGCCGACTTCTGCAGCAAAAAACTCGCGACAGCCAGCCCGCACTGGAACAGGTCCGCCGGGTCCATGCGGCCGACTTCGATATCGGTGAGGCTGGGCATGCTTATGCGCGGCAGTACCTTGCGCAGGGCGAGCACGTCCATCTGTGCCAGGTCGGACAGAGTCACGCCGCGCAGTTCGCCGCTCATGGGCTTGCGCAGGGTTACCTGCTCGATCTTCTGCTCGCCGCGGATGATCGGGGTGTCGAGGTCGATGACTTCCTCGTTGGGGTTCTTGGTCTGGGCCGGTGCAGTCGCTGCTGCGGTGGTGCTGTCGTCGTGCTTGGCTTCTGGGGTCTGCATTGGGTGGTGCTCCTTGGTTCAGGGGAAGGCCGGCATGGGCGCCGGCGGGTGGCGGATCAGAGGCCGATGTTCTTGCGGTGCGCGGCGAGCAGGTCTTCGCCGTCGACGATGAACACGAAGTTCAGGAGGTCGATTTCGGTGATGACCTCGCCGTCGACGGTGAGCTTGTAGTAGGTGCAGGTGGTGCTGATCTGGTGCTCGGTGTCTTCCCCTGGGGTGGACTCGCCGAAGTCGATCTCTTCATGCCGACCGCGCACCGAGATTTCCACGGAGCTGATGCTGCCGTCGTCGTCGCGCTGGACCGAGCCAGCGAAGCGCAGGGCGATGCCATCGGCACGCACAGCGCCGAACTGGCGCAGAGCAAGCAGGTCCCAGCCGCCCAGTGTCCAGGCTAGGACGATGCCGTCGTCGGCAAAGCCGAGGTCGGCCTTGACCGGGCCGTCCATGCCGCCGCCGCGGTAGGCCTCCATCTTGCGGCCCAGCTTGGGCAGGGTGACGGTCTTGGCAATGCCGCCGTAGAGGTTACCGTCGTTGAACAGGTTGAAGTGCTTGAGCTTCTTGGCTAGGGCCATGGTTGGGCGCTCCTACGCCGCGGCCGGAGCCGCGCGGGTGAGTGGGATCAGGCCTTGACGCTCTCGGCGAAGGTCATGAGGTAGCGGTCGGTGATGCGCTGGCGGAACAGCAGGTTTTCCAGCGGCGGGACGGGGGTGTAGTCATAGTCCAGGAACAGCTTGCCGGCCTTGAGGGTGGTGGCGTCGTTGGCGGCAGGGTCGAACCAGCACTGCCCGTCGATGATGTAGCCGCCGGTTTTCAGCTCGCGGAACTTGGCGTTGACGCCGTCGACGATGTCTTTGACCAGGCTGCCGTGCATGGGCTTGTCCACAGCCCAGAAGTGGGCCTCGGCCATGGTGTCGGCAAGCACCTGGGCGGTGCGGGTGTAGTTCTCGAAGGCGAACAACGGATCGGCACTGGTGGTGCGGTTGCCCCAAAAGCGGAAGCCTTCGCGGCGGATTAGGGTGGTCACCTCGGAGGCGTTGAGCAGGCCGGCGTCGGTGGCAGGATTCTGCAGGTCCCAGAAGATGTCCTTGGACAGCCCCGACACGCCGTTGACCGGCACGTTGGATAGGGTTTTGTGCCAGCCGACTTGCTCGTCGATCTTGGCCCGCAGGCCTAGGGCGCGAGCGACGGCCGAGGCCGGGGCGTTGGTGCTGGTGGCGGTGTCCCAGTTCACGAAGTCCGGCCAGATGAGCATGAGCTCGCGGGAGCCGAAGCCGTCACGGTAGGCGATGGCTTCGGAGACGTTCTCGCAGTCCCAGGCGCTGGCATAGGAGAAGGCACGCATCTGCTCGGCGATGGCCGCCAGCTCGGTGGTGACGGCGAGGTTGTCCAGACCCGGCACGCCCAGGATGCGCGGTCGCACGCCGAGCTGCACTTCGGCGGCCAGCAAAGCTTTAAGGCCGGTGTACTGACCCTGGGCAGTGACGCCGCCGATGATCTTGGTGGTTTGGTTCGCTTCCTTGGCAGCATCGTCGGCGCCTTCGCCGTCGGCCACGCGTACCACGACGGTGACGGGGCTGGCTTGGTCGGCGATGGCGTCCAGGCTGCGGGCCAGGGTGCCGAGCTCGCCGGCTTTGCCGGAAGCGGTGAGCACGTCGGTGAGCAGGACCGGGGTGTTGAGCGGAAAGGCAGTCGCGTCGGCGTCACTGCCGGTGCAGACCATGCCCACCACGGCGGTGGCGATAGTGCGAATGGGGCGGATGCCCTCGTTGATTTCGAGGACGCGAACGCCGTGATGGTAATCGGTGGCCATTGGGCAGCTCCTGGTGGGCGTGATGCCGTTTCAGTGAGCCTTGAGGGTGACGCGCGCGCGCAAGCGGGGCGAGCGGCGGGCGGTGTAGCGGGGCGCGGTACAGGGCGGACATAAAAAAGCCCCGCCGAAGCGGGGCAATCCCTCCCCTGGGAAAGATCAGACGCCAGCGTTGTTACCGATGCCGGCGGCAGTGGCCTCGATGGCGGCGACGGTCTCTGCAGCGATGTCTTGGGCCTGCTCGATGTCGCCGGCGGCCATGGCAGCGCGGATCAGCTCCTTGGCTTGCAGGCGGGTGATGCGCAGCTGCACCAGGGCGCCGTTGTACTGCGCGGCCTCGACCAGAATGCTTTCGGCGGCCTGCCGCGGGGTGCGACCGCTGATGGCCCAGGCGGCGACCATGGGCGGCACGGCGCCTTGGTAGCCTGCATCGGTGAAGGCCTGCGCCTCGGCTGCGGCACGCTCGTATTCGACGGCGCGCAGCGGATCTCCGGCGACGGCGCGGCGTGCGGCATCGGCGGCGGCATCTACCTGTTGGCAAAGGAGTGAGCGCAGCGCCATGAGGTTGGCGTCCCTCAGCGACAGGTTGAACGCCCACGCATTGCCGTTCCAACTGTGGTCAGCAGAGGGGCGCGGGTGTGGAGTCAACCCCTCTGGCAACTCTCCGAGCTGGTTGTGTTCGCTCGGCTCACCCGTCTCGGTGCTGTACACGGTGCCACGATGATCTGGTACTTGCTCCCATTCGTCGTCCAGGCGCACGGCAGCGAAGCCAGCGGGTACGGCTGGAGGTGCGTCAAGGTAGGCATGCGCTGGCAGCAGCCAGTGGCCTGGCGCTAAAGGGTCCGGGTCGGCGTAGGAGGTGCCGACGAATGCGGCTGTTTGCAGGTCGACGAGGTAGATAACGGGGGCGTTCATAGGTGGGCCTCAGTATTTGATGCACAAGAGCGTGGCGACGTTGCGCGGGCGAGTCTCGGTGCCGCCTGTGACACCTGTTTTGATCCCGGATGTTGAGCCAGTGTTGTGAGGGGCGACGGCGCCGCTACTGCCCAGCGTGGCGGGCGAGGAATATTTGTTTTCCGCGTAGGTCAAGTGGTCGTGCGCCTGAATATCGCCTGCCTGCGAGCTGCCGAATACCCGGCCCGAATCAACTCCCCGCCCATCGTCCCAGCCCCGCACAAACTCGCCGCGCAGGTCCGGCAGATTGAACGTGTTGACTCCATCGCCGAGACCAAACCAACTCTGCAGAAAACTGTGCACGCCTGCTTGTGCGCCACTGGTGACGATGCGCGAGCCCATTAGGGTTGTGGATAGGTAGAAGGTATTGGCGTCGATCACCTCAACGTAATAGTCAGTGGTGGTGGACAGGCCTGTCGGTAGCGAGCCGGTGGTGGAGAGGCGGACACGTGCGCCATTCGCAAAACCATGGCCGGCCTTGGTGAAGATGCCAGGGCTAGCGATGGTTACGGTAAACGCTTGCGGGGTAAAGCCGGCCGCAGTCACCAGAGCGGCGAACAGCGCGGCGTAGGTTGTGCGTGATAAGGCGGCACCGTTGGCCTTGAGCCAGCCGGATGGGGCCGTGTTAGTGGCAAAGGGCTGAATCGCTCCGGGGGGCGTTACCTGCACTTGGGCAGAAATAGCCTGCTTGACCCGCAGTGGCGTCATGCGACGGGTGTTGTTGGTGCCAGCCTCGGCATCGACCTGGCTGGCGTTGAGCGCGGCGGTGAGTTCGAAGGTGAGCGCCGTGTTGCCGAGGGTTATCGGGGCATTGGTGGTGAGCTCCCAGAGGGTGTCGGCGTGGGCGGTACCTTGTTCCACCGGCACGGTCATACCTGGCGTCACCTCGGCGCTGCTGTCGGCATCCGCGGCGCGCGCCCAGGCGCCGATGGCGGCAACGTAGATGCCGTTCTGACTGGCGGTGATTTGGTCCTTGACCAACACGCGATCACCGGCGACCAGTACCACGTCATCCACGGTGAGCAGGCCAGAGACGGCGGCGAGGTTGGCGGTGGTGGCCACCTTGACGCTTTCCTTACCGTCCAGCTTGGCCAGAGCCGCGGCCATGGTGGTGGTGACAAAATCGCGGGTGGCCAGCACCACGCTCGGGTCGATCTTGAGCTGCACGGCGGTGGTGCTGCTGACCACCAGGACCATGCGCATGATTTGCACGCGGCCGCTGCCTTCGGCGAGCTGAGGCTTGTAGCTGGGCGGGCAGTTACTAATGGCGATCAGGTCGCCGGTGGCGTCGTACAGGCCCATTTCGCGCAGCCAATAGCCGCCCTCGGTTTCGGGTATGACCAGCTCGGCGATGAGCTGGCTGTCGTTGAGCGGGTCGATCTTTAGCTCGTTGAGGTCGGCACGGTACGTCTCGTGCACAAGGGCGGTCTGGGTGCGGATGGGCGTGGGCAGGACGCCGTTGCCGTCGCCCACGGCCATACGGCTGATCTGCAGTTGAGTGCCGAGCGCTGCGGCGTTGGCGATCTTGGCCTCGCCGACGGCGGTGAGAATGGCGTAGTAGGTTTGGCTCATGGGTAGACGCTCGTGATTTCGATGATGTGGGCGATACCGCCGGTGAGGACTGCCGGGCTGCTGACCTCAATGGGGCCGGGTTCGTAGGGGTAGACGGTGGTGGTCTCGCCGCTCAGCGCGGCCGCGCCGAAGTACGCAGCGCCACGCACCTCCAGGCCGATGGCGAGGCCCACCAGGTGGCGGCTGAGCGGTTTGGCGTCATCGATCAGCCAGGAGAGTTCCTGATACATAGCCTCGGTGATGCCGGTGTCGAGCACGCCTATCAGCAGGCGGAAGGTCCCAGGCACGCCCAGGGGCAGTTCCTCCCACCACTCGCGCACCTCGATCAGATATCCCAGCGGCTCAACCACGCGGCGCAGTGCGCCGATGGTGCCCTTGCGGGAATGGATGAAGTAAGCGGCCTTGATGGCGTTGCGCTTGGCGCTCTCCGGCCAGACCTGGGACCAGCGGTCGACCGAGAAGGCCCAGGCTAGGTATGGCAGAAGCGCCACGGGACAGGCGTCCGGGTTCCAGAGGTCGCGTAGCGGCACGGGCAGACGCTCGATCTGTGCCAGGGCTTGGGCGGCGAGTCGCTCCAGCTCGGTGGCGTTGCCCGGCAGCAGGCGGGCGGCCATTACTCGGCCACCGATACGCTGTAGGCGGTGCAGTACGGCGCCTGGGTGAGGCTGGCGACGATGTCGGACCAGCCGGGTAGCTCGACGCGCTTGACGCCCTCAATGTGTAGGGCAGCATCCAAAGCGGAACGGTTGACCTCCTGGCCAAGACGGCGGCGAGCATTGACTAGGGCAGCAAGGCGAGCTTCGGCGGAGGCGCGGACCGGCTCGGACTCGGGGCCGGAGCTGTTGAGGTAGAGCACGGCCTCCACGGTGTAGGGCAGCACCTCGGCGCTCAGCACGGTGAGGCGGTCGGCCACTGGGCGGCGATCCTCGTCGCTGAGGTATGCGGCGACCACGGCGAGCACGTCAGCCGCCGCGGTGCCATCGCCCAGGACGCTCTGCACGGTGACGACGACCTCGGCCGGCGCCGGGCTGATTGCCGAGGCATCGGCGACGCGGCCGTCCGCGCTGCGGGCGTGGAAGATGTAAGCGTTGCGCGGGCCAGCGGTGCTGAGGCCCTCCATGGCCATCTGGATGCGTTCGCGGAGGCTGTCGTCTTCTTCCATGACCGCCGCGACTGGCGGTACCGCGTTCGGGTTGGCCGGGACGATGACCAGGCGGGAGACGTTGAAGCGGGCGCCGATTTGCTCCAGGTCCGCGCCCTTGGCGAAGGGCAGCAGCACGGCAAGGGCGGCCTCGTTGACGCGCTGGCGGAGCAGGGTTTCGCGGTAGGCGCTCTCCTGGAGCAGCTTGGTGAGCGGCTCGGACTCCAGGGCGAGGGTGGCGGCCACGTCGGCCTGCTGCTCGGCCGGCCAAAGGCTGACAGCGTAGGCCTTGCGCTCGGCGAGGATCGCCTCGTAGTCGATCTGCTCGACCACAATGGGCGCTGGCAGTCGGCTGAGGTCGATAGGGGTAAAGGTGGTGGTCATGTGGAGGCCCCCAGGCTCAGCGGCACGCGCAGGCTGAGCGCTTCATTGGTGTCGGTGACTGTGCCCTCGATGTCCAACACGGCGCCGCCCGGGACGTCGGTGGGGGTGAGTTGCACACGGCTGAGTCGGATGCGTGGTTCCCAGCGCATGAGGGCCATGGCTATGGAGGCATAGGCCTGCAGGCGGGTGGCGCTGTTGAGCGGCCAGTCCATGAGGTCGGCCATCGGGCTGCCGTACTCTCGGCGCATGACGCGGCTGCCCAGGGGCGTGGTGACGATGTCAGCGATGGACTGGGCTAGGTGCTGGCGGGCGCTGATGGTGCGCCCGGTCTTGGCGCTCATGCCGATCATGGGGTTGGCCCGTCCGAAACGGCGGTGCCTCTGGTGACGCCCTTGGTGCGGTGGTTGCGCAGGCTTATGTCGGCTGCGATGACGTCCTCGCTGACGTTGACGGTGCCGGTGACGTGCTGGTTGCCGGTCTGCGTGTAGTCACCGTTGTGAGTGATAGGGCCTTCGATATTGATTCCGCCGGTGCTGACCAGGTGAGTGACGCCGCCTTCGGGCAGGGTGGCCCGGAGCACATGCGTAACGAAGTCGTACTCGACAACAGCGCCGTCTGTGTAGGTGCGGCGGTGCAGGCCCTCGCGGTCGCCGTTGGCCGGGTTGACGTCACTGAACAGGCCGACCAGGGCGACGCCCTGGGCGAGCACGCCGGATGGGCTGAGCAGGACGACTTGCTCGCCTACGGAGGGCGGGTCCCATTCCCTTGAGGTGCCTGCGCGCAGGGCCAGCCAGGGTAACCAGGTGGTGGTGATGTTGCCGGTATTCACGCGCACTCGGGGCGGCTGGACTTGCACCTCGGCAACGGTGCCGAGGCGGACAAGGTTTTCGATGAGTCGGGCAAGTTCGGCGAGTTGGTTCATGCCGCTGATGCTGCAGCGCGCGCGCGCGGGGTGCACTTGGTGCGGGCTGTAGCGGGGCGCGCTACAGCGCAACGTTAGGCAGTGAGGTGGGTCAAGAGGCGGTCGCGGATCATTTCGAGGTCATCGTCGGTGAAACCGAGCAGCTCTCGGCGGTCGTACTGCACGTCGTCCTGGCCGCGCCCGGGGCGGTCGCGAAGGCCGTATTGGTGGACGCGGGCGATGCGGGAGACGCGGCCGGCGAAGGCGATGGCGATGGAATTGGGGGTGCTCTGCAGGCGCAGGTACTTCGCCTGGCGCAAACGGGCGAACATCTGGCGCTTGATGCGGCCGGCCTTGTTGCGCAGCTGGCGGGGCTTGCGGGCCGCGTAGGCTGTGCCGTCCGGATTGCGTTGGGATGCGATGCGCTTTTGCTGGTTGCGACGCAGGTCGCGGCCGATGGTGTTACCGAGTTTGCGCCGCTCGCCCGGGGAGAGCTTTGCGAGCAACAGGCCGGCCCACTCTTCCAGGGCGTGGAGGTTGTCGGTCACAGCTCGAAGTCCGGCTCATCGGGGTGGCTGATGTCGAGGCTGCCATCATCCAGACGCTTGACGATGACGCGTTCGGTGAGTGGCAGCTTGAGCGACATATCAACCTTGCCGCCGTCCAGGATGTCGGCCTCGAAGGCGATGGCATCCTTGCCGCGCTCCAGGTTGGTGAGCAGATCCGGCTGCTGGAGCCGCAGCCACTCCAGCACCGGAATGAATACGCTGTCCGGGTGACCGGCGAAGTCGGTGAGCAGCACCTGCAGGGTGTAGGTGTACTCGAAGGAAAGGCCCTTGGCTGCTGTGCAGCGGACGCTGCCGGCGTCGATGAAGATGAGCAGCCGGTCGGGGTTATTCTTGAGCCCTGCGACGGCGGTGAGCAGGTGCTCGCGGAGGCTGTTGGGTTTGTTCATCGGTTGGCTGCCTTCTGCTGGCACTCGTATACCAGGTCGACCTTGGCGGCACAGGCTGCCCAGTCGGCCTCGGTGATGTCCTGGTCGTCGAGCAGCTCGCCGTTGGTGGCCGGATCAGTCGCGCTCAGGGTGCAGCGCGTTACGGCCGGACAGCCAGTCACGATATGCGGCTGCTCCGGTGATGGCGGGGCGCTGCCGCAGCCTGCGAGCAGCAGCAGGCAGTTGAACAACAGCCCACTCGCGTAGTTCGGCGTTTTCACGTTTCAACTCCTTGATCTGTTGCTTGCGGACATCCAGCTCGCGGCGCAGGTCATGGCCAAGCTGTTGCAGCGTGGTCTGGGCCTGACGTTCGTCTGCCAAGGTGGTGCGCAGGGTGGTGATGGCGGTGGCGTCGCGTTCGACGCGAGCGTTGACGGTGGCCAGCTTCTCCTGGGCCGCAGCGGTGCGGCCCTGTTCGGCCTGGCTACGCTGGTGGTTGCCCCACAACAGCAGCGCTAGGGCGCCGAGCAGGGCGCCGCCGTAAAGCACCTGGCGCAGGGTGGTCATGCCGCGTCCTTGCTGCAGCCGCAGCCCGCGTGCTGCTCGTAGGCGCGTTCGAGCTTCACGTCGTAGAGGTTTCTGGCGTAAGCCGGACCGTTATAGGCCTTGGCGAAGGCTGCCCACTTCTTACCTTTGAGGGCCTTGAGCAGGGTTGGGTCGGCCTCGATGAAGCGGACGAACGCCTCGAACTGCTGGTTTTCGTCCTGGCACATGAGCCGGACGAACTCGTCGACGCTGGCGTAGCCCAGGCGCTCGGCGTGGTAGCCCATGATTTGGAAGGCGCCCCAACTGGCCGACTCGTTGGCGCAGAGCGTGTCGATCATGCGTGCCTGGGCCAGGCGCTGGTGTTCTGCGGCGCCGCCGATGTATCCGCCGGGCTTGGTGTTGATCAGGGCGGGGAACTGGGCGGCGAGCTCGTCGGCGTGGCGGCGCAGGGCGGCTTGGTCGTCACCTTCGGCGCGCGGCAGGGCCAGGCGTTGGTGCATCACGTGACGCTCGAAGAGGATCTTTGGCTTGCCGGTGGCAAGGAAGCCGGAGCCTGCGCTCTCCACCTCGTTGACGGCGTAGATGGCGGCCAGCTCGACGCCAAGCCGAGCAGCGGCGGCCACGAGGGTGGCATTGCGCAGCAGCTTGCTGCAGTCGGTGCCGGCCAGGGCGGCGAGGGTCTTCTCGCCGGCCTGGCCGTCGACCACCAGGCCGATCTTGGCTTGATACGCGCGGACGGCCTTTTCGGTTTCGTCGCCGTAGTCGCCATCGGTGGCCAGCTTGGCGCCGTGCACGTTGAGTTGTTGCTGCAGGCGGCGGACTGCGAGGCCTTTGTCGCCGTGCTTGAGGGCTTCGGTCATAGCTGATCTGCCTTGCGGGTAGCGATGCGTTTGAGGCTGGATCGGACGTAGTCGGCGCCGAGCAGACCGACCACACCACCGAAGAAGGGCGCGAACTGCTCAGGAATGCCGAACAGGGCCAGACCGTTGGTTACCGCCAGAGTGATGAGGCCGCAGATGAAGCCTTCGCCCACGGCACGGCGTAGGCTGCCGCCGGAATAGATGAAGCGGGCCGAGGCGAGCAGCGCCGAGAGCACGGCGGCATATATGAGCGGGTGGTGCTGCTCCATCCAGGCGAGCAGCATGGCCCAGGTTTCGGGGCGATCAGGCATCTGTGACATTCCTTGCGTCCTGTGGAAGGGAGTGGGCGAGCTGCACGAACGGAAAGCGGTTGATGCGCTGGACCACTTCGCTCAGCAGCACGGGGCTGAATCGTGGGGCAGCTCGCTGCAGGCCAAGGGCGGCTGCGCAGAACTCGCTGCAGAACATGCGGCGTTTGCTGTCGATACCCAGGGGCAGGAACTGGGCGAGCAGGATGCCGAGCCAGTCGTAGCCTTTACCCTCGTGCCGGTCGAAGACGGACTCGATGAGCTTGGCGTTGGCCCATGGCAGTGGGATCAGGTCCCAATGTTCGAAGTCGAGCTCGATGTGCTTGGCGCGCACGCCGCCATCCATGGCGCTGGCGGACAGCCAGCGGCCGTCGGGCATGACCAGTTCGCAGTGGCTGTAGCGCGAGCGCGTCCAGAGGCGGATGAGCCGGTTGAAGAGCTTGCCTTCGCCTTTGTAGACGGCGAGGTAGATCAGTCCCATAGGTTCACCACTTGGCGCTGTTCGGGTTGGGGGGCGGCGTCCGGCAGGATGACGGCGGTGCCGTGGGGGATGATCGGGCCGAGGTCGGCGAGGCCTGGGTTGGCGTCGAGGACGGCCTCGGTGACGCCCGCGGTGCGGCCGTAGTAGTTCCAGCAGAGGCTGTCGACGGTGTCGCCCTGGGCGGCGATGACGGTGGCCACTACAGCAGCTCCACGGTGGCGTGGCTGATGCCGAGGATGGTGCGCAGGGCCTTGCGGGCGTCGCGGCGCAGCTGGTCGGGGCTGCTCTCTTCCTCGGTGACCTTCTGTTCGCCGCTGTTGGTGGCGTCGAAGCTGTTGTAGCGCTCAATCAGCTCAGCCAGAGCGCCGCAGTAGATGACGCGGCGGTAGAGGTGCAGCCACTGGCTTTCGCCCTTGATCTGCTCGGCCGGCACGTCGGCCAGGGTGGCATGGCCTTCGGCCTGGCGCGCGGTGCGATAGGTGGCGAGCTCGCGGTTGGCCTCGATCATGGCGTTGACGGTGGCCACTTCGAGACGGTCGTCGGTGACGCTGGAGTCGATACGCATGGCGGCGCGCAGTTGCTGGCCGTCGATATCCGGCCAGAAGTCCGCGTTGCTGATCGGGTAGGCGGCGCTGGTGTCGCCGCCCGCGATAAATCCGCTCATGCAGTCGCTCCCAGCCGATCAACTCGGCCAATTTCGCGCAGCAGCTCACTACGGCTGAACAGGTGGGCATGCTCGCCGGCAATCCTGGTCAGCAAGGAATGAGCGTTTCGATTTACCAGGGCAAACTCGCGCGGAGTGGCCGGTAGGATGCCGTCCTTTCCGATGGGGCCGGTACAGACCGTGCGGTCGTAGGTTTCTGCCTCGCTCACATAGCGTTCAGCGGCCTGACGTAGTTCCGCCTCTGCAGGTGTCTGTCGGAAGGTGCCCAGGTACTGATCTGCAAATCCGCTCATGGTCGGGCCTTGAATTAGTGGGCGGTGGTCGGGGCTTCACAGCGCGGGAAGGAGTAACCCTGCTGATCCGCCCCGAGCCGCCCGGGTGCGGGGGACCGCTCGGTTAGCTGGCAGGGCCAGCGTGTTTCTTGAGGAGGCGCTCGGCGCGCTCCAGGTCTTTCTTGCCGCCGCAGCTGTTGTGCTGCTGGATGGCGTTTTTCAGCAGGTCAATACCGGCCTGAATCTGGCCGGGTTGGCCGGAGTTGTTCTCGTCCAGGCCGACCAATGTGGAGCGGCCCAGGGCGAGGGTGAGCTTGGCGCGAGCTTCGTCCGGCATGTCCTGTTCCTCGGTGAGCACAGCGGTACGGGTCAGGATGTCGTGGGGGAATACGCTGCCGGCCTTCTGAGCCGTCAGTGCGGCTTCAGCCACTTCCTCTGCAACCAGGCAGCCGGTGGTGCGGTTGAAGCGGTTCGGCGTCTGCAGGTTGTGGCGGATCACGTACTCGGCGATGTCCAGGCCGCCGGCGTAATCGCCCGCGTCGAAGCGCCATACCATGATGGTGACCAGCACGTCGTCTTGAGCGCCCTGGCCGGCGGCAAGGATGCCGTCGATGTAGGGCACGTATTCTGGGAGCAGCTCGGCCTTGACCTTCGCTTTGTTCTGTTGCGACTGGACCTGCTTGAGACGCAGTTGATCCTGCTGGAGCTTGGCGAGCATGAGCTCGTAGCTGGTGAGGCCATCCATGAGAGCGGCAGGCGCGGTGCGCGCCGCCTCCTGGGCGGCACGCTTGCGCAGCTGAGTGCTTTGGGCAAGGGTCAGGGCCATGACTTATGCCTCAGTCGGGGCTGGGTAGGTCATCGCTTCGATGTTCTCCACCAGGGCGACAGCATCGAAGTCCTCGATCACGTAGGCGTCATTGCTGGACTGGTAGTCAGCAATACGATCGAATTCCGGCTCGTCTTTCAGGTGGCGCCGGCGGGCGTCCTCCTGCCAGTAGATGGAGAGGTTCTTGAGGAAGGTGACCAGTACGGTGCCCTCCGGGAAGAACGGGGCATCGACCACCGGCAGGCCGCCGAGACGGGCGCGGCTGACGATCTCCTGAGCGGCGTTCTCTTCCTGGTTGGAGGCTGCACCTTTTTCCACGGCCTTGAGCAATTTCTCGTGCATCAGGTCGCGGCTGACCAGTACCACCAGATCGGGACGGCTGCGGTGCCACGGGGCGAGCATTTGGATGGCATCGAACACCAGGCCGTCGAGGGTCTGGTAGTCGCCGCTGATTTCGGTATCAACGCCCGCCACCTTGATCAACTTGGTGGCGCCTACGGTGACTTTTCCGGCGACGGCGCCATCGTCAATGACGTGGTCTGCAGCGCCTTCACGGATCTTCTGCAGCCAGCCTTTGTTGACGTCCTGCAGCAAGGGGTTGTTGACGCGGTCGGTAGCCACCGCGACGCTGGTTCCGTTGAAGCCGATCATGATGCGGTCGAGGGACTGACGCTCGATGATGGCATTGGTCAGGAGTACCTGGAAATTGGGGAACTTGGCCCAGGCGTCGAGCAGCGCGTAGGGGAACGCAGTGTCGAAGTTGGTTTGCTTGCAGGCGTACTCGTCCTTGGTCAGCTTGGAGACGTCGGCCGGGTTGCGACGGTTGCCCGCTGCGGTGTTGGTGCGGCCGGCGATGGGGCCATTGACCCCGCCGAGCAGAGCCTCGCCCGTCTGATCGTTGACACCGATCAGGTTGATGGCCTTGAGGAAGGCGCTGGATTCCTGCATGGCAGCTTCCAGCGTCTGCTGAACGCTCGGGGCGACGTTAAATTTCTCGGTTGCACTGGCAACGCCGTTGAGCAGAGCGATCTGCGCGGCCAGGGCGGTGAAGGCGAGGCGGGTTACGTTACGCATTGGGTGTTCTCCGGTTGCGGGCTGGGTGGTGTCAGAACTTGGTCAGCACTTTGCCGTCGCCGCCCGTAGCTGGTGGGCGGTGCTGCTGGCTGTGGTCTTCGGTGTCACCCAGGCGCTTGAGCAGGTCAGCGAATTCGCCGGCCATTTTTTCGTGGGCGGTTTGCAGCGTGTTGAGTTTGGTTTGCTCGGTAGTGAAGGCTGTGCCCTGGTCCTTGGCGTGGTTGGCGAGCGCCTCAACGGCTTCCGTCAGTTCGGAGAATTGGGCGTCATCCTTGACCGTTTTGTCCTTGCTCTTGCCGAGGGCTTCCATGACCCGATTGAACAGGCCCAAGGCCTTGTTTTCGGGTTCTGCAACTTCCTCGAATTTGATTTCAGCCTCCAGGGCCTCGGTGAACATTGAGGTCGCGGAGTAGTGGCGATCCTTGAATGGGCTGGCGTCCGGCTTCTGCGCGGAGAAAGCCAGCACGTCGGTACCCAGGCTTGCCGGCGAATCGGTTACGGCCAGGCCGACGATGTACGCCTCGCCGCTGTCGGCAAAGCTCTCGTCGATTTCGATGGAGGTGTAAATCTTCTGCTTGGCCTTGTTCATGGCCACCAGGTCGGGGGTCGGTTCGATCTGGGCGAACAGGGCGAGTTTCTTCTGTCCGGCAATCTCAACCTCTTCGGTCTTGACAGCGGTGATGTCGCCGTAGGCCTTGAAAGGGCTGTCCGGCAGCAGGCTGCGGAAGTGTTCCAGCCACACGCGGGCGCCATAGGTGTTCGGGCTGAAGTTTTTGGCGGCCTGCTCCAGCCAAGTGCGCTCGATCTTGCGCTTATCGGTGGTGGAGCCTTCAACGGCGACACGGAACCAGTTGGAGCGGAATTTCTGGGCTGGGGCATTGCTTGCGGCCATGTGGGCTGTCCTCGATGCGTTGGCGGCGGTTGCCGTTGCGTTGAGGGCATGGTCGACAGTGGGCGAACGCGCGGCAACGCTCTGACCTTGTAACGAGTCCCGGTACAGGGCGCGGAGTTAGGGGCTCGCGCGCGTGAGCGGCAGCATCGGCGTCATGAACTCTATCGCCCAGCCGACCACCGATCCGCGCCGCCACGCCAAGTTCCTGTATTGGACGGGCTGGCGCATCACCGATATCGCCGACTACCTCGGCGAGAAAGAGAAGACCCTGCACAGCTGGAAAACCCGGGACGAGTGGGACCGGGCGGACAACGTGGAGCGGATCGGCGGTGCGCTGGAGGCGCGCCTGGTGCAGTTGATCCTCAAGGACGGCAAGTCCGGCGGGGACTTCAAGGAAATCGATCTGTTGCACCGCCAGTTGGAGCGGCAAGCCAGAATCCAGCGCTACCAGGATGGCGGGACCGATACCGATCTCAACCCGAACATCGCCAAGCGCAACGAGGGGCCGAAAAAGGCGCCCAAGCGCAACGAGCTGGACGAGGGGCAGATCGAGACGCTGGTCGAGGCGTTCCGCGACAGCTGTTTCGACTATCAGCTCGACTGGCACCGCTCGGGGAACATGCGCACCCGCATGATCCTGAAGAGCCGGCAGATTGGCGCGACGTTCTACTTCGCCCGCGAGGCGCTGATCGACGCCATCACCACAGGACGCAACCAGATATTCCTGTCGGCCAGCAAAGCGCAGGCGCACCAGTTCAAGACCTACATGCAGTCCTTCCTCAACGAAGTGCTGGGGGTAAAACTCACTGGCGACCCCATCGTTCTGTGGAACAACGCCGAGCTGCACTTCCTGGGCACCAACTACCGCACAGCGCAGGGGCGCAGCGGCAATTTCTACTTCGACGAGTTTTTCTGGGTCCACAACTTCGCCGAGATTAACAAGGTGGCGTCGGGCATGGCGCTGCACAAGAAGTGGCGCAAAACCTACTTCTCGACGCCGAGCAGCATGGCGCACCCTGCGTACAACTACTGGACGGGCGAACGCTTCAACAAGGGCAAGCCAACGGCCAACCATATCCAGCTCGACGTGAGTCACGAGGCGCTGCAGCAGGGGCGGTACTGCGAGGACCGCATCTGGCGCCAGATTGTCACCATCCTCGACGCGGAGTCACGCGGCTGCGATCTGTTTGACCTGGACGAGCTGCGTGAGGAATACGACGCTGCAGCCTTCCAAAACTTGCTGATGTGCCAGTTTGTCGATGACGGGCAGAGCATTTTCCCGCTGTCGATGCTGCAGCCGTGCATGGTGGAAAGCTGGGATTGGCCGGACTACAGCCCTTTTGCGATGCGGCCGTTCGGAGAGCGCCCCGTCTGGGTTGGATACGATCCCGCCGAGAGCGGTGACTCCGCCGGCCTGGTGGTCGTGGCGCCGCCGCTGGTGGCGGGTGGCAAGTTCCGTGTACTGGAGCGCCACCAGTTCCGAGGTATGGATTTCGCCGCGCAGGCCGAGACGATCCGGCACGTCACTCGCCGCTATAACGTGGCCTATATCGGGATCGACACCACGGGCATCGGTAGTGCCGTGGCTCAGTTGGTGCGTCAGTTCTTCCCAGCGCTTAAGACGTTTTCCTACAACCCCGAGGTCAAGACCCGCCTGGTGATGAAGGCGTGGGACGTAATCAGCAAAGGTCGCCTTGAGTTCGATGCCGGCTGGATCGATATCGCGCAATCGCTCATGGCCATCCGCAAGACCATCACCCCAGGTGGACGCCAGTTCACCTATGTCGCTGGCCGCAACGACAGCACCGGCCACGCCGATCTGGCGTGGGCGCTCTTTCACGCATTGCAAAACGAGCCGCTGGAGGGCCGCACAGCGGCCAACACCGGCATCATGGAGATTTACTGATGAGCACGAGTCGCAACCTCAGCCAGCATGACCTTGCGGCAACCACCCAGGATCGAGAGGCGGAGGTGCAGGTCAAGGATCAGGGTGGCCAGTCGATGGCCTTCACCTTCGGCGATCCGGTACCGGTGCTGGATGGCCGGGAGATTCTCGACTATCTGGAGTGCTGGGCGAACGGCCGGTGGTATGAGCCACCTGTATCCCTGGACGGCCTGGCCCGCTCGACTAAAGCGAGTGTGTACCTGCAGTCTGGGCTCAACTTCAAGCGCAATGCACTGGCGCGCACGTTTAAACCTCATCGGCTGCTGAGCCGGGCGGCATTCGAACAGATCGTCATGGACTGGGGATGGTGTGGCAACTTGTACCTGGAGAAGCGCGACAACATGTTGCGTCAGGCGCTCGGCCTACAGCCGTGCCTGGCGAAGTACATGCGGCGCGGTACCGACCTGGTTACTTACTACCAGGTGCGCGGATGGAAGGACGAGCACGAGTTCAAGACTGGGAGCGTCTGTCACCTGCGTGAGGCGGATATCAACCAGGAGGTCTACGGCCTGCCGGAGTGGTTGGCGTCCCTACAGAGCGCGCTGCTTAACGAGTCGGCCACGCTATTCCGCCGCAAGTATTACCAGAACGGCTCGCATGCGGGGTTCATCCTGTACATGACCGATGCGGCACAGAACGAGGATTTCGTCACTAACCTGCGCGACGCGATGAAGAGCAGCAAAGGGCCCGGCAACTTCCGCAACCTGTTCATGTACGCCCCGGGCGGCAAGAAGGATGGTATGCAACTGATCCCGATCAGCGAGGTGGCGGCCAAGGATGACTTCGCCTCGATCAAGAACATCAGCCGCGATGACCTGCTGGCGGCGCTGCGCATCCCGCCCCAGCTCATGGGTATCGTGCCGCAGAACGCGGGCGGGTTCGGGTCGATCCGCGACGCCGCCCAGGTATGGGCGCTCAACGAGCTGGAGCCGGTTCAGGCTCGACTGGCGCAGATCAACGATTGGCTGGGGGAAGAGGTGGTGCGGTTCAACCCGTATGAGCTGCCTGCCGCCGTCAACTGACTGTCGAGCTCACACGAAAAAGCCGCCCTTGAGGCGGCTTTTTTTTGGGCTCCACACGCGGAAGTTTGCGGCTTCTTCAGCGTGAAAAGCCCCAGCTAACACTACCACTTCCAGTCACTTCAAGCCAGCGTTGCGGGGGCTGCGCGCCAGTATTTCCGGGGCTTCCAGCGAGGCAGGCGACGAGCGGCCAGCAGGTGGCGCGATGCTGCGGGCGTGTGGCTGGTCGAGGGTGCCGGCCTGTGGGTTGGGTGCCCGGCCTGGGGCTGCTGTCGACCTCGGTTTTCACCTGGCGCGCGCGCTCGTCCCCCCGCCACGCCCCCGGGCTAAACGTGTCATTTTTTCTGCACCCCCGCAGGCCGCCCAACGTGATCCAGGCGGCGGGCTGGCGGCAGGTATGGGTTGACGCAGAAACCTGCGATTCCCTGCACTGTGGGGGGGTTTGGGGGCTGTGGAATGCGCTCAGATTCCAGGGGCTGGCCGGAATTGATTTTTGAAAAGAGTAACTTCAGCAATCTGGGGGAAAACCGACCCTGCAGGCCACGTCCTATAAGGGTTTTGACATTACAAAGAGAAGTAACATTGTAGTAATCAAAAAAGTAATTTTTTATAAGATGCTGATTTATAAGGCTTTTTTATAGCCTGAATATCACCTCTAAAAAGAGTAATCAGATTACCTTTTAGTTACTTAAAAGTTACCTTTTTCAATCGCCGGAAAACCGTTGTAGATCAAGGTCTTACGCAGATTTCTAGACAGAGGTTACGGAAATTACTCTTTTTGAAAATCCGAAAAAATCTGAGGGGGGATACAAGCCCATGACGCCTGCAGGCGAGCGCGCGTTATAACGGCTTGTTACGTGCGTTGTTACGCATCGCGGATAAAGCAAAGGCCTGCATCGCTGCAAGCCTTTGATTTGATTGGTGCCGGCACCAGGAATCGAACCCGGGACCTACTGATTACAAGTCAGTTGCTCTACCA